TCAGTAGAATGTGGTAAAAAAGATTAATTATGAAAAAGAATTATAAAAACTATTTAGACAACGTAGTTACTGAATGTTTTAACAATCATTTATCCTCTTTAGATTGGGATAAAAATGACCCTATACAAAAAGCTATGTATTTGAGATTGCATGATGCTTCTAAACAATTAATTAGAAAAATGAAAGCAAATGTAATTAATACATCTCATTGTAAAATTGATGCTTATGCTGATGACGATTTTTGTCATAATTATAGAAGTAGAGTTAATTGCAATGGGTGTGATTTTAATTTAAACGACAACTGTTCGGAAAAACCGAACAGTTCATTTTAGGAAAGCGAGGGGAGAAAAAAAATAAATACGGTATGATTAGCACTAAACTTGATACGAGAACGGAACTAAGCCATATTGTGTACAACACCAAAACAAAGCGGCGTTTTAATGCACTTTGTTGGCTGTTATCGCGCGTTTTAATGCGCAGCGTATCTAACCGCTAGTCACTATTTTAATTTTTGTTTTGGTATTGTAAAAAAAACGCTTACATTTACACCATACAAACACACACACAAAAACAAAAAAAATATGGAAGTCAAGAAATGCAAAAAATGCGAAAATGAGTTTCCGGCGACTAAGGAGTTTTTTTATAAAGATAGAAGTAGATTAATGTCACGTTGTAAAAATTCTTTTTGGGCTATTATTATTGTAGCGTACTTACTCTTTATGGCGCTAATAGTTTTTAATAATTGATATGTGGAAAGCTATAATTAAATTAATTAAAAAGTGGGCTTACCGGTGCAATCATAAATTTGAATTGATAGACCAAATTAGGGTTTATCATTACGAACTTGATGTTAGAATCAGGGTTGAATATCTTTTTATATGTAAAAAATGCGGAAAGTCTAAAGTAATTAAAAGTAAAGATTAACTAATAAATAAAACGAAATGTTAAAAAATGTAATTATCGTAAAGAAGAAAAAAAACTTCGAAACGTGGTCAAGCTTTACGGACCTTTGTAAAGCTCATGGCTTGCCTTACCATTCAATAAAAATGAATGCGTTTCCGATGAAAATAAACGGAATAATTAAAGTTAAACACAATGTTAAAACGCACGATTAATAAAGACAAGGCGGCACAATTAAGGAAAACTTTTCAAGGCAAAGCAGACTTTAGAGGCTTAAAATTTACCGTAAAAGAAGCGACCGAAAAAACATATTTAATTGAAATGCGTCACCAACGTTTAAATATTACGGCTTATCAAGTCATTGACAATGATAAAAGCGGGCAATATCCGCATAATAATAAAGAATTGGAGCTTTTAAATGTTTTTAGAACGAACCATTTAAAAGAAGCAAAAGAAAATTTTAATTCACGAAAAAATTAAGAAAATGGTAGCATTAGGATTTGAAAATTTAGACGACGCAGTTAAATGGGCGCGTAAATTAAACGAATATCAAATTGTTTATTTATTGAACGGTTTATTTTATAATATACGAGCAACTTCAGAACTTCCGGAAGGCGCCGAAAAAATGGCTTCAATTGACCCAATTAATAAAGAAGTAGTAAAAATTTATAACGGTCCTTTATAATGGAGTTAAACGGAAAAGTCGAAAAATTCGAAAGCTTGGAGCAAATAGAGGTTGAAATGTACAAAGTGCAAAATATTTATTGGAAAAAAGATAAATATATTAATCTACTTGAAAAAAGACTTATTGAATTAAAGCAAAAACGAACCGAAGCTTTAAAACGATTCGAAAATTTAGACCAAATTCGCGGAAATTTCGCGGAAAATTACCAACTAATTAAATAAATAAAATGGGAACTAAAGAACAAAAAACGGTTAAGATAATTGGCCTTTCTCTTAATCAAAATTTAGGAGTTTTAGAAGCTACAAAGTTAGAGTTTAACGAAAAAAATAATTTAATCGCGGTCCATGGTGAAGTTGGCAGCGGTAAAACGACGCTTCAAAAAGCTATTTCGTTGGGAACGCAAGGCAGCGAAACGCTGAAGGACGACAAAGCTTTATACGGTAATATTGATATTGAAGTTCAACTTTTAGACGGCGACAAGCCCGTTTTTGTGGGTTGTAAGACAATAAAAGGCGGAAAGCTTGAATATGTACTTTATACCAAAGACGAAGACGGTAAGAAGGTTGAAAATCCAATTATTGACGGCGTAGAAGCAACCCCGGCAAAATACTTGAAGTTACTTCAAACAAAATTAACATGGCGTTTAAATGAGCTTATAAGCGAAAATTCAAACGTTCAAAAGAAAATTTTATTGGATATTTATAAACCGGAGCTTGCAAAGCTTGGTATTATATTCGATAAAAACGCCGAAGGCTTCGAAGATTCTATTCTTGGCCAAATTGAAACGGCCGAAGAAAGGCGAACGACTGCGGACTTTCACCGGAAACATAAAGGCGGTTTTGCAAAGCATTTATTAACCGTTGGCGTAAATGTTGAAAACCCTTCAAGCGTTCCGGAGCGAAAAGACACGACTCAATTAGAGGCGGACCGGAATAGGTTAAAATATGAGATTGAAAACTTTTCCGCAGACTTTGACGCAAAAAAGAAAAATAAAATTGACAAGCTAAAGAATGAAGGCGGCGAAATTGTTTTACAACTAAAGCAATTGAATGAAGAAATTAAAACAAATAACCAAGCTTTAAAAACGGCTTACAAAAGAAAAGAAGAAAGCGCGGCCGGGCGAAATTTAGCGTTAAGCGAATTAATTAAAAACACAAACGATTTTTGGCGCAAGTATTCCGTTAACATGGAGTCAACAATTGATACTTTTGAGAACTTAAAAATCAATTCAATTGATGCTTTTGATGAAACGACACTTTCGAAGGAATTAACTTTTGACGAGTTCGGAAATATCACTTCTAAACCGGATTTAAAAGCTTTTCCGCAACTTATTTGTAATTTACTTGAAGACCTTTCGAAATTACGTAAAAAGGTCTTAGCGGTCCGCGCTGAAGTGTTGGAAGGCGGAACGGAAAAGTTAGAATTAGAACTTGAAGAAATTAACAAGAAATTAAAGAGCGCCGAAGAGTTAAACACTATTTGCGACGCTTGCGACGCCTTTTTTGAATGGCAGACAGAAAATAACGAAGTTTTAAAATTAAAAGCAGACTATGCGCGTAAACTTGCGGAAGTTCAAACCGGAGTAAATGGCTTAAAAATTACGGCGGACGAAAAAGAAAATATTTACTTGGAATATAACGGCGCTTATGACCCGGCTTATTTTGGAAACGACGCGCAAGAATTTAGAAAACTTTCGAGTTATTCAGATACACAAAAACCGGTAATTTGTTTATTATTACAATCGCATTTATTAAATAAAATGCCAAAGGCAATGCGTTATTTATGGATTGACCGCGTGCCAATTGATAAGAAAACAAAAGCATTACTTGAAAAAATGGGTAAAGATTTAGGCGTTACAATCTTTTTAAACATTACGGGCGACTTTACAAAAAGCGCGTTAAAAGACGGCGAAATATTAATTGAAAACGGACACTTATTATTTTAGAAAATGGAAAGCGAAAAATTAACACATTGGAAAAAGTTAAAGAACAAAACTTTTTTGGGAGCTTGGGACATTGAACCCGGAACAATGCCAGACGTCACAATTATAGGCGTCGGAAAAGCTACGGCGAAAGCAAACCAAAAAGCCCCGGAAGAAGAAGTTGATGTTATTTATTTCAAGGAATTTGATAAAGGAATGATTTTAAATAATGTTAATTCGGACCAAATTAGCAAGGTTTTACAAACTCCATTTGTTGAGCAATGGAATAATAAGCGGGTTAAACTATTCGTAAAAAAAGGCGTTAAAAAACCGGGACAAAAAGACCCGGTTGAGGCAATACGAATTTCAAACACGTTGCCGGCTCCAATAGCAAAGGAAAAAACTTTTTTAACTCCGGACCTTTCGACAACGTGGGAAAATGCAGTTGACGCAATTAAAAAAGGCGTGGGAATTGAGAAAATAAAATCGCGTTATAAACTAACTGAAGAAAACGAAAAATTACTTTTAAGCCATGGAGCCAAATAAAAAATATAATGAGTTTACTCCGGAGCCGGACGATTTAGAAGACAAAGAAATTATTTGGTTAAGGCAGCGCGCCGGAAATTTCACCGGGTCCGAAAATTATAAGTTAATGAAATGCAGCTCGGCAACGTCAAAATTAAGTTGGGGCGACCCGGCTAAGTTGTTAGGCTTTGGCGCTCCAACTCATGCTTATATTTTTCAAAAAGCCATGGAGCGGCGCACGGGCTTTTTAAGTCACGCGTCAAAAGCTTTTAATTTGACTTACGGAAATGAAAACGAACCGTTGCTTGCTGAAGAGTTCGAAAGGCAAACGGAATTTTACGGCTTTAAAAAATGCGAATTTATGCTTTCGGACCAAGTCGAAAATTTAGGCGCAACCCCGGACGGCGAAGTTGCGCGAAAAGAAGGACTTCAACGGCTCCGGGTTGACTATGCCGCAGAATTAAAAAGCTGCGTTTCGTGGGACGGTTTTAAAAAGCGTATGGGTTGCATATTAGATGAAACGCACGGGGATTTTTGGCAATGGATTACAGAAATGCACGTTTTAGGAGCTTCAAAGCTTGTGTTTGTTGTTGCTTATCCTATGGAATACAAGTATTTCGAAAATAGAATTATTGATTTATCAACGATTCACGAAGACGCTTTAATTGAGCGCGTAAAGATAGCCAACGACGCAATAAATGAGTTTAATAAAGATAAAGCTTTTATAATTGAACCGTATATTAAAGCCGCAATTGAAAAATATAAATTAAATTCGTAAAATATATTTATTAAATTTGCGTCTATGAGTGTTTACGAAAATGAAGTGTGTTTTTTACAAAGTTGCACAACCGCACAAGCCAAAGTTTCCGCATTAGATTTAATAATTGATGCTTTGTTATTGGCTTCAGTTGATGCGGGTAATACGGTAGATTCGCAAGGCTATAACCTTGACGACGGACAAACAAAAATTAAACGGGAATATCGAAGCCCGTCCGAAATAGTGGACGCGTTGACCGGGTTCGAACGAATGCGAAATTATTATATTGCAAAGTGTACCGGGTCTGTTATTCAATTAAGAAATCAAGACACTATTAAACGACGTTGGTAATATGGATTTATTAAAATTTTTCGGATTAAAACGAATTGAAGAACCTATTGAAGAGCCGCAAAAAATGGTACACCCGGAAGCGTGGACCATGTTTAACGAGCCTTACGACGGTGAAAAAGAGCCGGGCGACATTGGAGTTATAAAGGATTATTATGTTAGTCATTACGCTTTAGCTTATCGAAGTTGGCAAGCTTATCTTGATAGCGACGTTGCGCAATTGATACTTAGTAAATTTTTAAAATGGGTCGTTGGTTCCGGGTTAAGATTAAACGCGGACCCGGACGAAATAGTTTTAGCTTCTGAAGGAATAACGGCGTTAAATGAAGACGAATTTTCAAATTTAACCGAAAGCCGTTTTAAAGTATATTCAAATGCTAATTTTTCGAGCCATTCGGGCGAAGAAAGCCTTCAAACATTAGCTTTTGAAGCGTATAAAGCCGCTATTATTGGCGGGGACGTTTTAGTTGTTAACCGGGTTGAAAATAAAAACATAACAACGCAATTAATTGATGGAAAATATATTATTACTCCAAGCGACGGCCAAGCTGAAGAAGCGGAAAAGCGCGGTAATAGAGTTGTTGACGGCGTAGAAATTGACAAGAACGGTAAGCACGTTGCTTATTTTGTAGAAACTGAAGACTTGAAATATAAGCGAATAAAATCTTTTGTAAATGGTCAAAGATTTGCTTATTTGGTTTATGGCCGAAGGTATAAAACGAACGACCTTCGAGGTATTCCGTTAATCCAAGCGGTACTTGATACAATTGCAAAATTAGACCGGTATAAAGAAGCGACCGTTGGAAGCGCCGAAGAGCGTCAAAAAATCGCTTATTCAATTGAACATGATGTTGACGGACAAGGGCAAAACCCTTTATTGTCGCAGCTTAAAAAAGTCCCGGTTGCTTCGGTTACGGACGAAGGCCAACTTGACATTGCACAAAAGTACATTGCAAACACAATGCAAAAGCAAGCCATTAATTTACCCGCGGGCGCGAAGCTTAACTTATTAGAATCGCGGAACGAATTATATTTTGAAAGCTTTATGACTATCAATATGCGGTTTTTATGCGCAACGGTTGAGATTCCTATGGAAGTGGCTCTTTCTTGGTTTGATTCGAATTATTCAGCAAGTCGAGCGGCTTTAAAAGATTGGGAGCATACGTTGAGCGTAGAGCGTGAAAAGTTTTCAAGGCAATTTTATCAAAATATTTATTCGAATTGGTTAAACGTTGAAGTTTTACTTAATAGAATTAATGCGCCGGGATATGTGAAAGCGTTTAATGAGCGTAACGAAATGGCAATTAATGCTTATCAAACCGCGACGTTTATAGGTGCAAATATTCCGCATATTGACCCAATGAAGGAAGTTCAAGCGGAAAGGCTTAAACTTGGAAGTCAAACAATACCATTAACAACGGCGCAAGCGGCAACCGAAGCTTTAAACGGTGGCGACTTCAAAGCGAATGTTAACCAATACAGAAGAGAAATTGAAGAGGCGGACGGAATAAACGAGCCGCCGGCTCCAATAGAGCAAAATGGACCAAATGAATAAAAAAATAAATAGTTCGTTTATTTTTATTAAATTGCGCAAGTTCTTGAAAATAAACGTTCCCATTTTCTTTATTTTCGTTTTAAAGCCGGCTTTATTGTCGGCTTTTTTAATTTTTATGTTGTAATTAAAAAAAGTTTTATATTTTTGTTGCATGGCTAAAGAAATTTATTTGTATTCCGGAATTTACAGTTTCACCGCTGAAAATTTTAATAAAGAAATGGAAGCGGCAAGCGGTCAAGATATTGACTTTCGAGTTTCGTCCGGTGGCGGTGACGTTTTCGCCGGTTGGCCTATGATTGCAAAAATGGGCGAACATACCGGGAATATAAAAATAAAAGTTGATGGGTTGGCGGCAAGTATGGCCGCTTTTATGTTACCTTATGCCGACGAAGTCGAAGCGGTCGAGGTGGCCCGTATTATGGTACACCGCGCAGATATGTACGTTCGTGAAGAAGGAGAAAAAAGGCTTTTAGCAGATATAAATAAAAGTCTTCGTTCGCAGTTTGAAAAAACGCTTGATTTAGAAGCGTTTGAAAAAATCACGGGCAAAACTATGGACGACGTTTTTAACTCTGAAGCTCGAATTGATATTTGGCTCACTGCAAAAGAAGCTAAAAAAGTTGGCCTTGTTAATAAGGTTGTGAAGTTGGAACCGAGAGTTAAAGCGGAAAGCGAAGGGCTGATTAATGCCATTGCAGCAAATGCCGGTTGGAAGCCAAGCGAAGGGCAAAAACCAAAATCAGAAAAAGAAAATTCATTTATTAATAATCAAAAAACGCAAATTATGACAATTGCAGAATTAAAAGCGACGCACCCGGCTTTATATGCCGAGGTTATCGCAGTCGGCGAAACCAACGAACGCGACCGTGTAGGCGCTTTTATGGCTTTTGCCGCAGTTGATTTGGACGCGGTTAAAAAAGGTATTGAAAGCGGGGAACCGTTAACACAAACCGCAACCGCTGAATTTACCGTTAAAATGGTAAACGCCGGAAGAGTGGCGGACCTTGAAGAAGGTTCAGAAGGCAACGTTGACCCAAAGGGCGACGGAAAAGAAGACGTTAAAACTGAAGCGGAAATTGCCGCGGACGCAAAAGCGAAATTAGAGTTTGAAGCTTCTGAAAAAGAGCTTTATGCTGAATTAGGAATTAAAGCCCCAACGGCGTAAAAAATTAGAAAAATGAGCGAAGCAAATACAACTTTGAACACGAGTAACCAATTAAACACTGATTACGATTTTTCTAAAATTTTCATTGGTAACAATGATTTTAGAAATGGAACATTAGTAAACCCGGAAGCGGGCGAAGAAACTATTGTTGCCGGTACTCTTTTGGGCCGGGTAACTGCGGGCGGTAACGTTCAAGTTTTAAAATCTGCGGCCGTTGACGGGTCACAAATTCCAATTGGAATTTTAGCGGAAACAATCACTTTAGCCGCTGCGGCTACTGCTGAAGTTTCTTTTTGCATAGGCGGCGACGTTGCGCAAGAAAAACTTATTCTAAACGGTGGCGACACTTTAGCAACCGATATTGACGGGCGTCAATTAGGGGATAGAATAGAGGCCGACACTTTAGGTATTTACCTTGTTGCCGGTGACGAATTAACTGAATTTGACAACCAATAAAAATATATAAAAATGACTGTTCAACAAGCAAAACAATTATATACGCAAGCGTTGGTTGCCGTTTACACGGACCAAACCGCGCCTTTAAGCTTCTTGCGTTCGTTCTTCAAAGATTCCACAAGCGATACAAAGCTTGTTTCTGTTGAAGTTCAAAGAGGCACGGAAAAAGTGGCTATTGACGTTGTACGTGGTACAAACGGAAATCGAAATTCAATTTCACGTTCTACGGAGCGAATTATTGAGCCGCCAATGTACGACGAATTTTTAGACGCGACGAGTTTAGACGCTTACGACAACTATTTTGGTGCCGGAGCTTCTACGCCTACGGCTTCAACGGCTGCGCGTTTCTTAAACTCCGCCGGTTCGAAATTGGCTTTAATTAGAAATAAAATCGAAAGGGCTTACGAGCTTCAAGCTTCACAAGCTTTATTTGATGGAATTGTTCAGTTGAAAAACGGCGATAATATTGATTACAAGCGTAAAGCGGGGTCGTTGGTTGACCTTGGAGCGGGTAGCTATTGGAGCGCTGCAAACGCTGCGACGGCTGACCCATTAGCTGACTTTAAAAATGCCGGTGACTTCCTTCGTAATGTTGGAAAAATGCGCGGCGGAGTTCTTAATGTTGTTTTAGGTGGTGACGCTTACGCGGCAATGCTTCAAATGGATAAATTTAAGGAAACTTCAGATTTACGAAGGATTGATTTAGTAGATATTACCGGACCGGTTCAAAATTCGGTTGGTGGGGTTTTACATGGTGAAGTTTCGGCCGGAAATTACAAAGTTAGACTTTGGACTTATCCGGAAGTTTACACCGATGCAAACGGCGACCAACAAGACTACGTTCCGCAAAATAAATTCTTAGCATTGCCGGAAATGACTAACTTTAACTTGGCTTATGCAGCTACTCCGGTAGTAATGGACTTGCCAACGAATAGCGCGTTCAATTCAGCGGTAAGACAAAAGAAAGGTAAGTATAATATGTATGACTACGTTGACAAAAGAAAGGCAACGCATAACATGGGCTTACGTTCTGCGGGAATAGCAATTTTAACGGCGGTTGACCAAGTTTATACCGCGCAAGTTTTAGCGTAATTCTAAAGTATGGCTAAGTATAAAGTAAAAGCTTTAACAATATCCGGAGCGGGAAAAAAAGTTTTCCGCGCGGGTAATGTTGTTGAAGATAAAGACCTTGTTCCCGGAGCGGGTGCAAAGTATGTTGAAAGTGGCCATTTAGAACTTTTAAAGAGTTCTAAAGTTGCACCGGTAAAAGAAGTAAAATCCGAAGCGAAAGCAGAAGCGAAGACGGAAACAAAAGGAGCAACAAAAAAAGAAAATATTCTTAAAAAAGTAGGAAAAAAGAAATAAATTTTTATGGGTAAAATGTTAGATGAAGCCCGTAAAGATTGGAATAAAATTACAACGTCGGGCGGTTTTGAAGTTGATATTACTTTGGAAAAGTCCGGCGTTCCTATTACAGTAGTTAAAGGCTTGGCAACGCTTCGTTCAATGGAATTTGATTTTGAAGCCGGGGCCTTTATTCGCGCAGACAAAGCGCACGCGACAATTTCGTTTGCTGAATTAGATGCAAACGCTTTTCCTTACAGAAATACAAACGGCGTAATAAATATGATTGGAACGAAAGTTTCGTTTTTAAGTTCGCAAGGCGATGTAAAAAATTACAAAGTTTCTGAAAATTTCCCGGACGAAACCGTTGGAATAATAACTTTTAATTTGGTTGACTATGGCACTAATTAACGAACCAATTCTTGACCAAACTTTTGAAATTATCCGGGACCGGATAGTTGCAATTTTAGAATTAGAATTTCCAAACCAACAAATACTTCAACCGGGTATTGATTTAAGCCCGGAAATTGTAAAAGAGCGTTCAATCGCTTTTGATTCGGCGCAAGGTTCCCTTATTAACGTATTGTTTATAAATGACGTTGCGACACAACGAACACAAGTCAATAAGGTCGGCGACTTTCTTTATTATATAGATGTTTACACCGGTAAAAAAGACACCGAAACGGAAAGCGGCGACGAGTTAAGCCGCGTAGCTTGTCAACGAATTGCGGGCGTTGTTCGCGGTATATTAGAAGCCCCCGTTTATAAACATTTAGGTTTTGATACTTTAAAGCCCGTTCAGCGGTTAAATATTACAACAATAGAACAAGCGGAACCGGATTCAAGAAAGGACGCGGCAAATATATCGCAAGCAAGGCTTCAATTTGAAGTTCGTTCAACCGACATAAACGCGCTTGAAGGCGTGAGAGATTTAGACCTTTTAACGGTTCAATTCAAGATTGATGAAACCGACGAAGGTAATTTATTTGAAAAAGATGTTTAATTAACAAAAAAATAATTTATTTTTACAAAAAATAATCAAAGCTATGGCAACAAGTTCAGCAATTGCACAAGATAGAATTTCGAGAGTTTTAGGCTATCAAATTAAAAAAGGATTTTTTAATGAAACAACCCCGTATTTGCCGCAACGAATTGTTGTCTTAGCAGAAGCAAACACGGCTAACCAAGCAAACGTTGACCCTTCGGCCCCGTTTGAATTTATCGACGAAGCAAGCGTTGGTAACGAATTTGGTTTTGGTTCACCGGCGCACCAAATAGCGCGTATTTTACGCCCAAAAGCGGGCGGCGGCGTTGGTTCTGTTAGTACGGTTATTTACGCACAAGATGAAGACGTTGCAGCGGTAGCCGCTGAAGTTGAAATTACGGTTACGGGACCGGCTACGCAAACGGTAACGCATTTTCCTATAATTAACGGTCGTTCAAATGTTGATGGCGTTTCTTATGGCGTTAATATATTAGTTGGTGATACGGACGCGATAATTGCCGGCAAGATTGCCGACGCAATTAATGCAGTTCCGGGCGCACCATGTACGGCGGCCGCGGCTTTAGGCGTTGTAACGCTTACTTCAAAATGGGCGGGCGTTACTTCTGACGAATTAAACGCTTCAGTTGATACCGACGGGCTACCGGGGGGCGTTTCTTATGCAGTTGTTAACACAACCGCCGGAAGCGGAACGGCTGACATTACCGCAAGTCTAAACAACTTCGGTAATACTTGGAATACTTTAATTATAAATTCGTTTAAGGATAGCGCTTTTTTAAACCAATTAGAGGTTTTTAACGGGCGCCCGGACGCAAACGCGCCAACGGGTCGTTATACTGCAAACATATTTAAACCGTTTGTTGCGTTGTTCGGAAATACCGATTCGACAACTTCGACAATTGAGTTAATAACCGACACGCCGGCGCGAAAAATAGAAAGCACAAACGCGATTTGCCCGGCTCCAAATTCCGACGGTTTTAGTTGGGAAGCGGCGGCAAATGTAGGCGCTTTAGTTGGTCCGGTTTGGAATAATTCACCGCATTTAGACGTAAGCGGGCAGCTTTACCCGGATATGCCAACGGCTTTAACGATTGGCGATTTTTCAACGTATGATGGACGCGACAACCTTGTTAAAAAAGGAAGTTCAACGGTTGACCTTGTAAGTGGAAAATATCAAATACAAGAAATTGTTACAACTTACCATCCGGTAGGCGAAGAGCCGGCGCAATTCCGATATATTAGAAATTTAAATATTGATTGGAATATTAAATATGGCCTTGATTTATTAGCAGATATTAACGTTGTTGACCACATGGTTGCGGACGATAACGCAATTGTCGGCGTTGATAATGTTATTAAGCCGAAACAATGGAAGCAAATTATTTCTTCTTACGCTTCGGACCTTCAAAGCCGTGGTTTAATTGTTGATGCTCCTTTTATGGTTGATTCAATAGAAGTAACGACCGGAAATACAAACCCGGACCGTTTAGATACGGCATTTAAATATAAAAGAAGTCCTTACGCAAGAGTTATTTCAATTACTGCGGTTGCGGGCTTTTCATTCGGAAATAATTAATTAAAAAAAAACTTTGAATTATGGCTTATATTGGCGGTGATATTATCGAAATAACTTACAACCATCCGACTTTAGGAAGTGGAACTTTTTACCCCGTTTCCGGAGAAAGCGCGACGGTTGACAATGGCGGCTTTCGTTCAGACGACGAAGCCAATAGTATTGCCGGGAATGGCGCAATGATTGACATAATGAAGCGCGTTCGTTGGTCCGTTGAAGTTGCTTGCGCTTGGTCACTTGGAGAGCAAGAAGACACCTTGAAATTGGCGGAATTAGCTTCAAGCCCGGAGCTTTCCGATTGGACTTTTACGCACGTAAGCGGTACAATTATGGGAGCAAAAGGCAAACCGGTTGGAGATATTCAAGGCGACACCGGAGCGGGAACATTTAATTTAAAAGTAAGTGGCGGCGGAATTTTAGAAAACAAATAAAATAAAATATAATGGGAACAAAAGAAACTATGACTAAAGAATTAGCTATTGAAGAAATTAAAAAATGGCTTGATTTCAAAAGAATTTTGCCAAAGGAGCGCGAAGAAAAACAACCGCAAACAGACATTTTAGTTGATGCTATGCAAAGCGGCTCTTTGATTTTAAACGAAGACCATTCTTTAACTCAAATATTGCGTTTCGAACTTGAAACCGTAAAAGAGTTAACTTATAAAGCTCGTTTAACAGTTGGAGAAATAAACGCAAAATTACGCGGTATTGATTCAAGTAAAGCGCATGATTTATTAGTTGCTTACGTAAGCGTTGCCACGGGTTCGCCTATGGGAATAATTAAGCAACTTGATAGCAATGATTATAAAGTTGCGCAAGCAATTAATATGTTTTTTTTGTAGGGACGGACCTAAGTTTTGAAAATGCGATAAAAACAGTTGTACGCGCGCACCATTGGAATAATGATAAAATCAGCCAAATGTATTACGATAAAATCGACTACAATGGGCTGATTTTTTGGTATAACGATGTTGTTCAAGTGAATGAAGAAACGGTTAATAAATACAAAAAAAAGTAATTAAATGGCAGCTTTTCAAGTCCCGGTAATTTTTAGCGCTATTGACAAAATGAGCGCACCGATTCGACGAATGCAAGGCGCAACGCGTGGCTTTGCTAATACCGTTGGAGTTGCTGAAGCTAAAGTTGTAAGGGGTTTCCGTTCAATGACCCGCGCCGTTGGTCAATTCGGTATTGCTTTAGGCGCTACGGCGCTTATAATGATAGGCGGTAATGCAATAGGTATATTTAAAGACTTCGAGCAAGCCAACGCCAATTTGGCGGCGGTAATGCAAAAAACCGTTGGCGAAACGCAAGCGCTACAAAATAGCGCTAAAACTTTAGGGGCAACGACTTCGTTTACCGCTTCTGAAGTCGTCGCGCTTCAAACTTCTTATGCGAAGCTTGGATTCGTTGAAGACCAAATTTTAAATATGACCGCGTCAACGCTTGCACTTGCAGCGGCGACCGGTACGGACTTGGACCAAGCAGCCACGCAAGTAGGGGCCGCGCTTAATGCGTTTGGCCTAAAATCGACCGAAGCGGCACGGGTTGCGGACGTTTTCGCTCTTGCTTCAAGTAAGACGGCTTTAGATATGGAAAAATTGGCCGGCTCCATGGATAAAGTGGCGCCGGTAGCTAAACAATTTGGTTTTGGAATTGAAGATTCAACGGCTTTACTTGGAAAATTAGTCGATGCCGGCTTTGATGCTTCAACGGCCGGAACGGCAACCAAAAATATTATGCTTAATATGGCGGACGCAAACGGAAAACTTGCGAAAGCTTTAGGCGGTCCGGTTACGTCGCTCGAAGACATGACGCAAGGAATGATTGCGTTAAGGGAAAAAGGTATTGACTTGACGACAATGCTTGATTTAACCGACAAACGAAGCGTTGCGGCTTTTGCGACGTTCTTAGAAGGTTCTGAAAGCTTGGTTGTACTTTCCGACGCTTTAAAAAATGCCGCCGGCGCTGCGCAAGGTATGGCGGACAAACAACTTGATACGCTTGAAGGTAGTTTGATAAAATTAAGTTCAGCTTACGAAGGATTTATTTTAAGCATGGAAGACGGAACCGGGCCTTTTGCAAAAACGTTGCGTTTAACGGTTGACGTTGCGGCGGCTATTTTGTCAATGGCTGCGGGAGTAGAGCAAGCGAACGGGCCGTTAACAGAACGCGCGACACTTGTTAAAGAATTAGCCGGTAAAACGTTATTAGTTTTAAAAATTATTAAATGGACTATTGCGGCTTATATAGGGCTTAAAGTTGTCATGGCGGCCGTTACCGCTGCGACTTGGTTATATAATACCGCACAAGCTTTAAGTTTAGCTTTTCAAGGTAAAACGCTTTTATTTCTCAAAGGAAATACCGCGGCAATGGTAATTTATAAGATTGCAATGTTTGCCGTTACGGCCGCAACTTGGCTTTGGAATACTGCGCAAGCAGCTTTAAATATTGTTATGACGGCCAACCCAATAGGTTTAATTATCGCAGCAATAGCGCTTTTAATTGGACTTGTTACCGCGGTTGTTGTTAAATATAAAGATTGGGGCGCAGCTATTACGCTTTTAATGGGTCCGCTTGGAATGATTATAAACTTAGTTATGAGTTTCGCGCGCCATTGGGACAGTATAACAGAAGCGTTTTCAAGTGGGGGAATTTTAGCCGGCTTAAAAAGAATTGGATTAGTTTTATTTGATGCTATTTTAATGCCGTTGCAACAAATGCTTGAATTGCTTTCAAACCTTCCGGGAATTGGTGACTTAGCCGCAGACGGTGCCGCAGCAATTGAAGGGCTTCGCGCAAACTTAGATTTAATTAACCCGGAAGCAGATAAAGCCGGGGCGCAAGTGGATAGAGAAGAGCGCGTTGAACAACAAAAACTTGATATAAATATTAATAATAAGTCGGGCGGACAAGCGGACGTTGAAAGCTCCGGAGATATTACGCCGACAATAACGCCAACTTTTGCTTTTTAATTATGGATATAGCTTTAAAATCAACGGGAAACGGCGGCGACTTTATACTTTCGGGCAATGACATTGAAAGCACTTCAAGCCTTTACAATCAAGTTTATCTTGCTTTGTTTGGTGGTAACGTCGAAGATTCAACAAAACGGAATTATGCAGCCGGTGAAGAGCGCCTTGACTATTGGGCTAATTCTTTGCTTTATGAAAACAAACCAATTGAGCAATTTAATAGCAGTACAGAAAGAGAATTAAAAAACGTATCTTTGACGAGCGCCGGAATTATAAGAATTGAACAAGCCGTTAAAGTTGATTTATCTTTTATTTCGGAGCTTGGAAATTATGAAGTTGAAGTTTCTTTTTTAGAAAACAATCAACTTTCAATTGAAGTTAAACTTTTGGAACCAAGCGGCGAAAAGTCGCAAGCTTTGAATTTCATTTGGGACGCTTCGCGAAATGAAGTAATTAATACAGAAATAATTTAAAAAAAATGGCCGTTCAAATTCCAACGATAAAAGAACTTTACAATTCGATTTTAAACGATTTAAACACGGAATTAAATATTACAATTCCGTTTTTCGGCAAAAATATTTTACGGGCAATTGCAAGCGTTCAAGCTGCGAAACTTAAAATATATTATTATTTCACCGCTGAAGTACAAAAAAACGTTTTTCCGGACCAAGCAGATAGCGAAATAAACGGGGGGACCCTTGAAAGGTTTGGGCTTGTAAAGCTTGGAAGAAGCCGTTTCCCGGCGGTTGCTGCAATTTATCAAGTTGTTGTTTTTGGTGACGCGGGGGCAGTAATAAAGGCAAGTCAAACTTTTAAAAGTAATGACGATTCGGCGAACCCCGGACAACTTTTTATTTTAGATAATGAATATACTTTAACCGGTATTACTGACAATATCCAATTGCGCGCGCTTGAAGGCGGGACCGTAAGCGAATTATCAATTAGCGATAATTTAACGGCTACGTCACCGCTTTTAAATATAAATGACGAAGTAACCGTTAATTTAGTTGTAAACACGCCAACGGACGCCGAAACAACGGAGCAATACAGAAGTAAAATTTTAGAATCGTACCGTTTAGAGCCACAAGGCGGGGCGGCTTCAGATTATAGACTTTGGGCCGCGGACGCGGTCGGAGTTCGAACCGTTTACCCTTATGCGGTTACGGCAACAAGTAACACAATTGACGTTTACGTTGAAAGCGCAAGCGCTCCGGGTACCGCTCCGGTCGATATGCTTGCAGACGTTGCGGCGGTTATAGAGCAAGACCCGGACACAACAAAGCCGTTAAACGAAAGGGGGCGCCGTCCGCTTGGAATTTTGCAAGTAAATACCGTTTCGGTCATTCTTTTAGATATTGACATTACAATTACGGGATTAGCTACAAACGACGCGGAAACACAAAGCACAATTTTAAACGCTTTAACGGAATATTTAAAAACGGTTCGGCCATTTATTGCCGGGGCCGACGCGCTTAATTTAAAGAATGATATTTTAACCGTCGGAAAGCTTTCTTTAGTTGTTCAAGATGCTATCGGATTGGGTAATTATTTTAATTCGTTAAGTTTTACAGTTGATGGCAACCCAATAACTTCAAGTTTTCTTTTTAACAACGGTAATATTCCGCTTATTAATACAATAACTTACGTATAATATGGCCGACAAGATTTTACCTTTTGATACTATTTTGACGCCTTCGGGTCGGGAGATTAATATAAAATCAAGTTGGGAATATTCCGAAGTTGAAATTGTAGTTGATAAAGACACGGAAATTACTATAAAAAGCAATTTACCGGCCGTCACGCAAGATATTATTGTTGAATGGGCGGACAACTCCGAATTTGATTTTGGAGTTGAAAACGGCGGCCTTTTAGCTTTTGTTAAAAGTTACGGTTCGCCTTTTTCCGGAAGTATTTATTTATTGGGTAAAGAAAATTTAAACGTTATAACGTACATTGAATTTGAAAACGGACTTACTAAAATTGATTATAATCAAATTTCAAACGCGCCGTTAACCGATTTAATTATTGGTGAAAAAAGCGCGGTAAATGGAAACGTTTCGAATTTACCGGCAACAATTGAATTTATCGACGACCAAGGAATTAGCGAAATAACAAATTATACGGGCTTTGTTTTTGCTCCCGGAATGCGTCGTTTACGATTGCGGCCAATTTTTCCGTTTTTCCTTTTTTCCGGATTAGTGGACCAACTTTTAATTGATGCTTCTTTAACAACTTGGCAGCCCGGCGCAATTATTGATTTGGCCGGATATAACGCACCAAGAACGGCGGCTTCAGACCAAGCCGTTATTGATTTACAAGCGCAAGGCGTCACGGTAACGGTAAATTCTACAAATCAAAACAATGATTATTACATGTATAATAATCAATTTGACAATTTAAATACCGCAAGCGAATTGCAGCTTGCCGCGGGTTCTTATATTGATTTAACGACAACAAGCGCCCAACCAATTGAGTTAAACGGGCCTTGGTTTTTTCAATGGGTAAATAATAATATTACCGGACCGCAAATTTTATTTGGCGGCACAAGTACGGATTATGAAATTAAAATAAATGGGGCCGGAATTGTAAGCGTAAACGCACAAGACGGGGTTTATACTCCGGTTTCTTTTACTTACGCATTATTGCCAAATAAAGTTTATACTTTACAAAGCGACGGGGCAAGCCGTTTTATTTTATTTGAAAACGGTTCCGAAGTTGATAATATAGCGGCCGGCTCAAATATTCCGGTATTTTTTAGAACTTCTTTTATTGGGTTTTCTACTCCGATAGGACCAACTTTAAATTTAATGGCTTACGCTTCGCTTGGAGTGAATGGCGTTAAGTTGCACGAATATTTATTTAATGAAAGTAGCGGCTTAAATATTTATGATTCAATTGGCGGGTTTCATGCTACTTTGGAAGGCGGCGCGGAAATTTGGAATTTAGGTAAAAATACGCCAATTCAAGCCGGCACGCAAATAGCTTTAAATAGTTGGAATAATACCGGCGGGGTAATTATTCCGGAAAACAAAAATAATTTAGGTTTTGACGTTTTAGGCGCCGCAATTACGCGGCCAAGTATTGAGGGGAAATACAACTTTCCGGGATTGGTAAATAATGGTTTTAATGCTACAAATTTTTTAGATAGAAGCACACGCGGGACTGATATTTATTTAATGAATTATCAAGCTTTTTTAACTCCCGGAATGTTTATTTGCGGGGACGACATTTATAGTCATTCAATAGATAATACCGGGGTTTGTACTTTTAATTTTGGCGGCGGTTCTTTTTCAGTTCCGGCGGCACAACTTCAAGCGGGAGTTACTTATATGATTATTTTCATGGTTGACGGCGGCGGTGGTGGTGAATTTATACTTGCAGATTATGACAACGCGCCGCAAAGTGTAGGAACCGGCGCAGTAGGTCCGGGAGCCGTTGCGGTTCAAACTATGAGTTACGGAAATGTTTTAGTTGACCCGGCGCCAAATAAAAATTTCGACGGTTATATTAGTAATGCGGTACACTTTCCGAGGGATTTAAACGCGCAAGAAATACTTCAAGCTTGGTATTATTACAAGCGATTTTTTTAATTTAGCAGAATGAAGCAAAAAATTATAAAAATTTGGGATTGGTTTTATAAAATTGCGGGTCAATATTTAAAAACAATTGTTTTTATTAGTTCAATTTCAACGGCGGCTTGGTGGGGTTTTGGTCCGCGCATTATGATAGAAGTAAACGGCGCTTTCGATTCTATTCTTACGCCTAAATTAGAAAAAAGGGATTCGATTCGAGATATTCAACGAAACGTTGAAATTTACACTATGTTTTTAAAAGCTTTAACCGATACAACTTTTTTAAACAAGGTTGAAGTTATAATTGAAACGACAACGGACAAAGTCGTTGATAAAAAGTTAACCGGCGTAATGCGTCGCGAAATGGTTTTAAAAATAAAAGAAATGGTAAAAGATACGGTTTGGATTATTAACGCAAATACCGGCAACGAAATTGGTTATGATGTTTATCATTTTTACAACGGGGGCGTTATTAAAGTAGCAGAAAAAAGATTTTAACCTATAATAAATATTTAACCTTTAAAAAAAATAAAATGATGTTTGACACAATGCCGGTTTACCTTGGTTATTTGATACTCGTCGCTTTGATAGTCGATATATCCCTACATTGGCCGACGCCGCGCAAAGTATTAGAATACGAAAATAAAAGCTTACGAGAAGAAGCAACGCAAAACAATATATATATTAACGATTTACAAAAGAACGTTAAAAGGATGCGAGATAAAGAGCTTAGAAGAGATAAAGAAATGAGAGATTTGGAACAAATAGTTACAATCTTGGCAGAAGCGCAAGGAATAAAAGATTGGAAAAAATTATTAAAAAAATAATTTAAAGATATGGCAGTAAAAATAAATTGGGAAGATAAGCAGAATATAAAAACAAACCCATTACCCGAAAAAAATAAAAGTACTGCCGCGACTTGGAACGAAACTAAAAACGCAGTAAATGCGAACGCGGACGAATTAGACGCGTTAAGTCAAGAAGTTGACGTTAATATAGTGGAAATTCAAGACATTAAAGACGAGCTTGTAAATACAGTAAAAACAATAGTTCCCGGCGCTAATGTTGCGGTTAATTCAATTGACCCGGAAAACCCTATTGTTTCGGCTTCTATTTCTACAAGCGCCGGTATTTTATCAAGGTTGTTTTTTACCGCACAAGAAACGATTTTATCGGCCGGTACTTTTTATGATACGTTGCGAAATGATAAAGGGCTTATCGGTAGCGTGCAACAAGTCGTTGTTTCTAATGATAACACAATTGAATATTTTTTACAAGATTTAATTAGTATTCCGGCACTTTCGGACGACGAAGTTCCAATTGGTACTTATTCCGGTTTTTTTTCCGTTGAAGCTAATAGCGTAGCGGGCGACGCGGCGCGTTTTGGTTGTGAAATTTATCTTGCAGATGAAAACGGCAACGTCATTGATTCGGGAGTTGTAGGCAATCCGATTGGCTCTTATGGCGTTCGGGTAATTGGTTTATTGAGTAGCGGAAATGTAGAAATTCCCGCAAACTTTGAAACACAAATAAACGTTACGGGCGTCCTTACGTCACCGGCTCCTTATTTAGCCGGGCAGCGTTTTAGGTATAGAACTTTTGCGGAAAAAATAGGAACGCAAGGCGGGCCAATTACGTTTTCTATTTATTACGGGTTTGACCATAATACATATATTGACGTACCTACTATAAACACCACGGACAATACTGTTAACGTTTCTAAAAATCCGGGTGTAACCACAACGGACGCTTTAAATTCTCTTTATGATAAAACAACCCCGGAAACCGTAATTGGTGAATGGGAATTTTTGGCAAATTGGGACGAAGGCGGCCCCATTCCGGCCGGTAAAATTCAAAATTTAGACGGTGAAACCGCCGGCGCTAATTTTGGAATGTTTTTCAATCCTATTGATAAAAACGCGGTTGACCATACGACACTTTTAAATCAAATAAAAGAAGTTCCTTTTACGCTTAATTGGTTCGAAAATGGGGTTTTAGTTCACACTATTATAAACACGGTAACGGAATTTTATGATTCGATTGATACTGAATGGTGGCTTTTTTGGTTGGACCCGCCAAATACGGGCGACGCTTTCGATTTTGGTACTTATCCGGCGGACGGCGTAACGGTAAAGCTTTCAATTCCTACAAATTACATAACAGAAGCGCCAAGCAATCAATATGGTTATGTTAGGCAAAACGGCGCTTGGTCCAAAGGATTAATTCCACAAATACAAACCGAAGGCGGCGACAATATAATTAGAGAAGTAACAAACGATTGGCTTGGAAGCGGGTCCGCCGTTGCTAATGGAATAATTAATTTTGATGCGAATGAATGGGCTGAAAATCTTTTTAGTTCGTTCGCTTTTTCTCAAAATCAAAGCGGTGGAACAAGTGAATTGCCATTTATTCAAACTTTAGAAGGGACAAATATAACTTTTGTTGATTCTTTAGACACGGGGAATTTTCTTATTGTTGATAAAGCGGTATTAGTAGAAAATCCGGCCGGTACGTGGATAGTTTCAAGGTTTGACACAGAAAATTTTTCATTTTCTAAAGGAGCGCCGGCGCTTGGAATAAATGTTTTTATTGGGTCGCCTATTGAAAACATTACTAAAATAATTTCAAGCAATGGAACGGTTGAAATTTCGCAAACTGATAGCTTTAATATTGATTTAAAAGCAGTAAATACGCTTCAGTTTTCCGCAGCGTTAAGCGACGAAACAACGCCTTTAGCAGTTGGCCGCGTATTTTCAAAACGTGTTAAAATACCATTCAATTTATTAGATTATAGCTTTGACGTTGACGTTGCGCCAACGGGCGGACCAATTACGTTAGATGTTTTGAAAAATGGCGTTTCGATTTGGAGCGTTAAGCCAACTATTGCCGCAAGTGGATTTTTAAGCAGCGGCGGCGTTTTACTTACGACCCCAACGCTATATTTAGAAAGTGATAAA